TCTTGAAGGTATTCGCTTCTACGTTAGTTTTGCTTGTAGTTTCGCCTTTGGCGAACTTAAGCTTATGGAAGGATCCGCTAAAATCATCTCTCTTATCGCAAGAGACGAAAACCAACACCTAGCACTTACTCAGAACATTCTGAATAAGTGGAGAGAAGGTGATGATCCAGAAATGCAAAAGATTATGAAAGAGGAAGAAGAGTGGACATATAAAATGTTTGATCGTGCTGTAAATGAAGAAAAGAAATGGGCGGATTATCTGTTCAAAGATGGTAGCATGATCGGACTGAATGATAAACTTCTTCAGCAATACGTAGAGTGGATCGCAAATAGAAGACTTAAAGCAATTGGATTAAAACCCCAATATGATATTTCAGCAAACAATAATCCACTTCCTTGGACTCAGCACTGGATTTCCTCTAAAGGTCTCCAGGTGGCACCCCAGGAAACGGAAGTAGAATCATATGTCGTAGGCGGCATTAAACAAGATGTTACCAAAAATACTTTCTCAGGATTCAAATTATGATGAATGGTGCGAACAGGAAATCCTGAACGCATATAGAGAGGCAGCAGAGTGTGATAAGTTTATTTTTGGTGATTATGATTATTGTAAAGAATGGTTGGATGAAAATTTTTTAGAACAATAGATTTGGAGAGGTTTATACCTCTCTTTTTTTATAAATAAATATAAATCGTAAAAATAAGATTTAAAATGACTCCTATTAATCTTTACGAAGCATATGCTGCTGTTTATGACGAAGATCTCAGACAAGAAATTTTAGTTACTGAAGATGACTTGTCATTCATTGACGATCTTTCTGACAATGAACTCGTCCAAATTATGGAAGAGATTTTTGTTGAAGGTGAATTTGACCTTAATGAATGTGTAGAATTACTTGATTCTGAACTTCTTTCCGAAGAGACTGAAATGGAAAGAATGAACAGACTTCAGAACAAAGCAACTCGTGAAAGAAAGTCTGCTGCAGCAACTGCAAAAAGAGAAAAGTCTGCTGAGCGTGAAAGAGTTGGTAGAAAGCACGCTGTAAAAAGACTTCAAGTAGCAGCGACTAGAGCTGCAAGAAATCTTAAGTCTGGGGTAAATACTAAGGCTGCTGGTGCCGCTTCTGCTGCTATGGGAGGTGCTGCTGAAGCTGGACGTAAATTATCTTCAGCTAAAGAAAAGGTTAAAGGATTTCTAAAAGGTGTTCGTGATACTGTTTCAGGAGCAGCTAAAAAGGCTTATGACAGAGTATCTGGGAAGGAAGCTAAGAGAACTGCATTAAAGAAAGCTGCTTATAATAGAAGGAAGGAGCAAAGAGCAGCTGCAGCTAAGAAAGCAGTTTCTGAACCAGAAGCTCCAAAAAGACAAGGACCAGGTAAAGGATTTAAAGTAAGACCAAGTGATCCTTGGAGAGGAAGCGCTACTACTCCATCTAGTTCATCAAAACCATCTACAACTTCAACTAGAGCTCTTACTGGTTCTCCTAAAACAAAAGCTCTTCCTGCTAGTGGTCAATCATCCGCACCAAAGGCTGAGCCAAAGAAAACAACTGTTAGAGTTGGTAATAGAACAGTACCTGTAAAATCCAAGCCTGGGGTAAGAATTGCTGGACCTGCTGGCACTGGTCAAGTTAGTACTCCTCAAGCTACTAAAAAGGGTGTAAAAACTGCCCAAGGAGCGGTGAAAAAAAGAATGGAAAAAATGAATGTAAATGCCAGCTATGAAATGATTGCTGACATGATTGCTGAACAGTTAGTATCTGAAGGATATGCTTATGATATTATTGAAGCATATGACATCATCTTGGAAATGGATGATATTAATATTGATGAAATTGTAGAATCTGTAGAGTATTGCCTTGTAGAGGGCTATGATGAATATGAAGTTGAAGAAGAATCTTTTGATGTCTATGATGTTGTTCTTGAGCATCTACTTGATGAAGGATATGCTGATAGTATTGAGTCTGCTGAATCAATCATGGCAAACATGAGTGAAGAATGGATTGATGGAATTCTTGATGAAGCTGCTGATAATGTTATCATGACTGTAAAATCTCCAAGTGGACAAGAAAGATCTAAAATTCGCAAAGGTGCTTCTCGTCCTTCTGATTATCATAGACATGAAAATCCAGAACAAATAGCAAATAGAAGATTTTCTCAGCAATTATCAGATAGAAAAAAAGAGCATCAGGAAAGAATGAGAGCAGGTAGATTGACTGTTGCTACTAAAAGAGGAATTGAGAAAGCAACAAATAGAAGTGATCGCACTGATTTTACTCCAGGCAGTGCTCTTAGAGCAAATGAAAGAGATGAATTGCCCACAGACTATCGTGCTCGCAGACGCAGAGCAAGTGGTAGATGATATTTACTAAGTTATAAATCGACTTATTAGAGGGCTTTAAAGCCCTCTTTTTTTATAACTATTCATAGCTACAATAATTTTATGGTACATTTAAATGACGTTTATGAGCTTAAGGCTCGTTTAGATAAGTTAAAACATGAGTTGTATAATGAATATAGATCCCCAGCAGAAAAAGAACTTGCCCATAAATATTTGAACAAAGCAATTGACTATGTGAATGAACTGCAGTTATACTAATCCGTGGCACTACAATGGGAAAGTTTTTGAGTCTGATGATATTGGGGACAACTTTGGTTTTGTTTATCTCATTACCAATAAGTCCAATGGGAGAAAATATGTTGGGAGGAAATACTTCTTCTCTTTTAGAACGCCTAAAGGGAAAAAGCGAAAAGTAAAATCTGAATCTAATTGGAAAGAATATTATGGATCTTGTCCAGAACTTAAAGAAGATGTTGATAAGTTTGGGAGAGAAAATTTTAGTAGAACTATCCTGTCATTACATAAAACAAAGGGCAAAACTAATTTTGAAGAAACGAGGCAGCTATTCAACAACAACGTTCTCACAGAAGCCCTTGACAACGGAGTTCCAGCGTTCTACAATAGCAACATCCTTAACCGATATTTTAGAAAAGATTACTTTGAGTATCAAAGTCTAAAAAATTAAAATTTTAAAACTAATGAACTTATTTAACGGAATTCAAAAAATTCTTAAGTACGCTGCAGAGGGTTACCGAGAGGGTTTAGAAGGAAAATCTCCACGTAAACCCAGCAAACCCAAAAAACCATTGACACCCAAACCAAAAGCTAGTAAAGTGGCTAGTGAGCCAGTTAAGAAGGAGCCTATGCCACAAGCAACAACTGAAGAACTAGTTTCTCATATTTGTGATTGGAGTGTGAATAGGATTAACGAAGGAAAACTTAATGATGATGACGCTAGAGCAATTTATAGTGAGTTTGAGGAATGGATTGATCCTGATAATGATGAAATCAATATTTTTTCTTTAGAACCAGACTGAAAAACTTGACAGGGGCTAAATAATAACTTATTATGTAAAATCCCTGTTATGAGCAGGGTTTTTTGTTATGAGATCTTGAATGTGATTTAGAGCCCAGGAAGGTGCCCTTCGAGAGAGGTGGTGTACCCCCCTTCTATTGGGATGTAGAGTTCTATTAATTTTAAATGCTTTTTAAAACACTTTCAATTATTGCCATTGCTACTGCTGGACTAGCACCCCTACAAGCAAAGGCAGCGAGTGGTTGTACCCTCGCTTCACACTATGGAGTTGGAGATGGTTATCATGGACAAACAACTGCCAATGGTGAAAGGTATAACGCATACGGAAATTCTGTAGCACATAGATGGCTTCCTTTCGGAACAAAATTGCGAGTCACAAATCAACGAAGTGGAAAGTCTGTAATTGTGCGAGTAAATGATCGGGGACCATACATTGGAGAAAGAGATCTTGACTTGTCTTATGGAGCATTTTCTACGATTGCTCATCCTGGTCAAGGAATAGCAAAAGTCTGTTATACTGAAGTCTGATTTTATGTTTTTTCTAGCCTCACTTATGTGAGGCTTTTTTTATATAAATATTTTTAAAAGAGTTTATAAAAATGAATGTAAGAGATCTTTTAGGTCTTCAGGAAGCATATTTGGGGCTTTATGATGACCAGCAATTTAATGAAAGTTCTATTAGGAATAGAGCAAGAAATGCTGTTGCTGATGATAGACTTTCTGCAGCGCAACAAGCTACATCTGCTTCAATGAACAGACTTAGAGTACAAGACAGGAGACATAGAAGTAGCACTGCTTTATCAAGAGCACAAGCAAGCATTGCTGCAAAGAAGTCGGAAAACACTGCAAGAGCAATGCATCCAAACCCTGGAGTTGGTGGTCATCGCATAGAACAAGTAGACCTCTACGACATCATCCTTTCACACTTACTTGACGAAGGATACGCCACTACTCCAGAAGCAGCACAAGTAATTCTTGATAATATGAGTGAGAGTTGGTTGTCAACGATCTTGGATGAATCTATACTAGATGGGGTTGGTGGTTTAAATAATAGACTACATTCACAAGGCACAAATGCTACTAATAGTGCTTTAGAAAGAATTGCAAATATGAAAAAGATGATGGCATCTGTCACAGGAGCCGCACCTGAAAAACCAAAGCCATCTTCCAAAAAAACTAAACGGAGTACAAAAGAAATAATTAATAAAATGAAAGATGATATAGATAAGGAGTTATCACGTCCAGATCCAGAATGAATCTACTTGAAGACTTTAAAAATAAGTTACTTGGATTATATCATAATAGAAATCAAGCATATACCAATCCACAAATGTGGGCTCATATCTTTACAAAAATTGAAGAAAATGATAGGGGAGAAATAATATCCAAAAGTTGGTATGCTATTGAAGATGAAAATAATCCATATAAAAAAGTAAGTTTAGAACTAAAAGAAACACAAAATAAAATAATAGTAACACCATATAATATTGATAATGGTTATAAAACTTGTGATATTGAATTTTCTTATGATGGTCAATTTTGGATAGGAGAAAATGAAAAATGTGAGATTATAGATAGAGGGATTTATATATCAACATCTATAAAGTTTGATGGTATAAATTATTTTTCTAGAGATGCTGGATATGATTTAAGTAATCGGAATTTTTTGTGGGGAAAGCAAAAGCATGAAGGAATGTTTCATTTTATAAAAGTTTAATATATAATTGAGAATAACTTTTATAAATGAAGTTTAATTTTAGTTTTGGTAATAAGACGAATAAGAATAAAATAATTGTAGTTAGCCTTATACTCACATCCATAATTGTTTCTTTATCACAATGCACTGGTCTGGATGAAAATAATCTTTGGGATTTGCTTGATGAAATACAACGAGAATTTTTCCCAAAAACTATCATTAATGAAATTATAATTAAAGATCCTAATAAAATTGATCGTAGAGTAGAAAGAGATGTAGATAAGGCAATACGTCAAGTAACTCCAGAATATGATAGAATTATTAAAGATGCTGATAAAAAGTATCAACCAAAGTATATGAATGAAAAAAATGATGATAATTTATGTTATACTGATGAGTGTAAATCACTTTCCCCCCCAATGAGGATATGTGCTCCTTGGATTTCTGATTGTGTAGACACTTTTAATGGTGGCACATGAGGGTTGACATATTTTACGAATTGGGATATTATTATTGAGTGGTTGGGAGAGATCCCATAAGATCCTTGACAATTTGATTCTTATGCCCCTGTGGTGAAACTGGTAAACACAGTTGACTCAAAATCAACCGCTTCGGCTTGTCGGTTCGAGTCCGACTGGGGGCACTTGACAATCTTAAGATTATGTCTTATGATTGTCTTAACGAAGCTGGTTTAGCTATCTGGTGAAAGCATCCGACTCATAATCGGCTTCAGGTGAGTTCGATCCTCACAACCAGCACTTGACAATCTCAAGATTATGTCTTATGATTGTCTTATCCCAAAACACGGGACTGTCGCCTATTGGTTAAGGCCCACTGCTTATAACGGTGTGAACGGAGTTCAATTCTCTGCAGTCTCATTGGGTTATAAATATACTTAGTATATCTTAAACCCAATACCTTACAAAGATCCACAAAAACAACTAGAATATCAAAGAGAATGGCAAAATATACATAGATTACCAAAGTCTCAACAAACTGGTTGGAAAAAAAGAAAAGAAATGGTTAAATCTGCTAAGGATAAACCATGTGCTATTTGTAAAGTAAAATATGACCCATGTGTAATGGATTTGCATCACATAGATCCATCTATAAAAGATGGAATGGTGAGTAAAATTGTTAAGTCTGGGTCGTATAAAACTCTTCAAGAAGAAATTGATAAATGCGTTGCATTGTGCTCTAATTGCCATACAATGCTTCATAATGATCTTGTCAGTTTATTTTTGCAAGAGTCACATATGCCCGTGTAGTCCAGCGGAAGAGACAAACGACTTAAAATCGTTACAGGGTCGGTTCGAATCCGACCACGGGTATTGATAGTATTAATACTATCTTATGTCTCAGTAGCTCAGTGGAATAGAGCAACCGCCTTCTAAGCGGTCGGTCGTTGGTTCGAATCCAACCTGAGACGCTTGATCCATTTAAAGGATCTATAACTAAATTATTAAATATAAAAATGTCTAAAAAACAAGTTGTAAACACTTCTTACGATCTTGGATATTCTGCTCGAAACGAAAATCATGATACTATCCGTGATATTCGTATTAATTTTGAAAATCCAGATGATGAATTTCTTATGGAAAATCTGAATACATGGCTTAGAGCCATTGGAGTTAATTTGGAAGTAGTAGAGAAAAAATCTTGACAATATTATCTAAATAAGATATTATTGTCTTATTGCGGAATTAGTTCAGTGGTAGAACGTCAGCCTTCCAAGCTGAATGTCAGGGGTTCGAATCCCCTATTCCGCTTGAGAACTTCGACGGAAGTTCTCTGGGTGTGACAGAATAACTCCTGTGGTTACGCACGGAGTAATGTACTAGGTTAGGGGTGGTGCCCGCTATATCGTTGAGAAATCAAAGGTATAGAACTTTCTACCAGGAAGAACCTAAGTGCTGGGAATTACGTTAGGCTAGTGAAACCTTCCCAGTTGTGAGTAGAGCCAATCCTCACCACCCACATTAAATACCATGAGAGCAATCTCTAAACTTAGGTTGGTTCACCTACACTTATTCCCATCGACCGAGCAAGCGAACGGACCCGACTGTTAATCGGAGATTGGTAGGGGCAGTACCTACGATGGGAGTTCTAACCTCTGAAATATTATAAATAATAATAAAGTTAGAGGTTAGAATGTCTGGTAAAGCAGTTGTCCAATTTCGTCAAAGAAGAAAAAGATGGGCAGTTGATGCGTTTGGTGGTAAGTGTGGTATTTGTGGTTATGATAAATGTGTTGAAGCATTAGAGTTTCATCATATAGATCCTAATCAAAAAGACTTTACTCCATCAGCATCAGTAGCAAACCGACAAGTATTTGTTGAAGAACTTAGAAAGTGTGTTTGTTTGTGCTCTAACTGCCATCGTGAAGTTCATTCTGATATTACCAATATTCCAAAAAATGTGCTAAAATTTGATGAGAGTTTTACGGATAAACCTTTACCAGAAAAACCAAAGCATCCTTGTAAAGAATGTGGAAAACTAACAATTATTACTCAAAAATTCTGTTCAGTAAAATGCTCTCGTAAAAATAGAGAAGTTGCTGATTGGCCAAGCAATCAAGAATTAGAAAAATTAGTTCTTGAAAATGGATATTCTGCTACTGGTAGAATGTTTGGAGTTAGTGATAATGCTGTTAGAAAAAGATTAAAACACGGGAGCATAACTCATAGGTAGAGTTTCTGACTTATATTAAGACAGTCGCAGCTTCGATCCCTGCTGCTCCAATTAGAAGGGTTAGAAATATCTGGTTCTTCTAAATTGAAAATACTAAATAAACTTCGGAGGTAAAATCTCTAGAGTCTCCCAACCCATTTGGTGTGTTCCTGAAAACAGGAAGAATAAGGTTTGGTGTTTTCTCTTATTCACTGTCCTCTAATACAGTGAAAATCGCGTCAAGTGTCTGGCGCTGGTGATGGACACTCATCACCTTTCAAAATTATTGAATGAAATATAGAATAATGGATATATGGAAATTGATGAATCATTAGTTTACTTTGAACAGGTAATTCCAAAAGATGTTGTAGATTTAATTACTAATACATTAAACGCTGATAATGTAAAATATATTGATGGTGAAATTGGCAATACAAAGAAAAAATCAATTGATCTATCTGTAAGAAATTCTAAAATATCTTGGTTAAGTGAAACTAATTGGATTTCTTCTATATTTTCTCATTATTTTGATATTGCTAATAGGAAGGTATGGGAATATGATATTAGATCTGTAGAAGGAATACAAATATCAAAATATTAAAAGTCTGGCCATTATTCTTGGCACGCAGATTATGAAAAAACTAATGAAAAAGATTTTACAAGAAAACTCAGTGCATCATTACTGGTAAGTGATGAAAAAACTTATAAAGGTGGAAAATTACAGATAATTAATTATGATGGTGAGGTATTGGAACCTCCACAGTCAAAAGGAACTATAATTATATTTGATTCTAGAATACCTCATAGAGTTACTCCTATAAAAAAAGGAACTAGAATATCTTTGGTATCATGGGCTTTAGGTCCAAGGTTGAGGTGATAAATAAATTGTCACTGAAAACAGATCATGGAAAATATCAAAGTAAGGTGTAAAAATTGTAACAGAGAGATTGAAGGGCACGCAGTAAAAACAGTAACTTGTGGATGTCCAAATATGACAACTATTCGTGGAGATAAAATAACTGCAATAGATTTGTCTTCAGTAGTTATGCTAAACAACGTAAATAAAATTCAGTCTTCAGGATTTCTTACTAAAGAAGATATTGCTTGGCAAGAAGCTAGAAGACAAAGAAAAGTTCGTAAGCTGGATTTTGAAATTAGATAAATTATGAATTGGAAAGGGTCCGGTTGGTCGAGGAAACCGTCTTGAAAACGGCTGGGGGGTGAAACCCTTCGCAGGTTCGATTCCTGTTCTTTCCGTATAAAAGAATAACATTTTAATTGGTTATGTATACTTATGTTACAAAACGCTGACATTCTGTTGACGTTTAAAAGTCTTTAGTTATTATATAATAGTAATAGCTAATAAAAACATGGATCAACACACCTATAATAATTGGGTAAAGATCAAAGAAACATTTGAACAATCTGGTAATACTGATAATATGTTTTATAAAAGAGCGGTTGAGATTGTAAAAACAAAAAGAGATCCAATGGCGAAATTTTTTGGTGATGAAAAATAATATATAATTAAGAAAGAGCTGGTGAAGTGATTGAGCTTACTGATAAAGATTTAAAACAACTACAGCAAATAGTATTCAATCGGAAAATGGAAGAGCTTTTTGAAGAACCATCTACTTATGAGGATGAGGCTGAAAATGAATAATAATACTATATTTTATACTTTGTGTATTTTTAGTGTTATATCAATTTTTATAAATTGGGGACTTCACAATGCCTATCCACAATAGTAGAAAATATCAATTTGCCATGTCTTCTTTTGTAAGAATGTATGGTCATTCTGTTATATATAATCATGATATTAAGCAGTTTTGTGTTGAGTGGTCTAATCGTGATGACAAGGCCCCTTTACAGGGACTTGACGAAGTTGATCAGTATATGTATTATGAGTATAAGAATTGGAGGGGTAGATGACCCTTCATTTTGCTGGAAAACTTCTTAACAATGATTTCTTTTTATTCTTTCTATGTTATCTCTTGACAATGGTTCCTATTTTAGGTGTAATGATCATACACAAAACAAAATAATCGGGGTGTAGCTCAGCTTGGATAGAGCGCCGCTTTTGGGAAGCGGAAGTCGCAGATTCGAATTCTGTCACCCCGACTCATAAAACTCACTTTATGAAAATGCAAGAAATTTCTGAACTCCAATCATTTACAATAAAAGAATTTCAATCTAATTTTGACAATTTAATAGCAAGAGTTGAAAATGGAGAATCTTTCATTATCACTGATGGTATAAAGAGAGTTATAATTGTTCCATATAACGAAATAGTAGACTTACCATTTGACCCAATTGTTGATGATGAGCTTGTGCACATTCATACAGATCATGAAGAAGGCACATAGGACACATAAAAAACTGTCCACTTGACATTTCCAAATAGTCACCCTATAATAACTAAGTCAACATTCAAAACAATGACTCTCACTTCAAAATTCAAGAAAGACGTTCAAACCCTTCGTGGTGCAGCAAACGGTGATTTTTACCTTGATGTAAAAAATCCAAAACTCTATAAAAAAGTTCGCAGGTACTACGAAAATGAAGGGGTAGTATTTTCTGGAGATCCAATGGATGATTATGAAATTCTTATGGAATATATCTATTCCGATCTTGAATCTGTTGAGGCTGCTTAATCTATAGTCACGGAGAGACTTTAAAAGTACTGGTCGGAGCCCCCCAAGTCACGGAGAGACTTTAAAAGTACTGGTGGAGTCAAATATGACCCCTTAAGAGTTTCCAATTTCTCTTAAAAGAATTGGTGGTGCGGATGTGGAGGTTACTCCCGCCTGGTTTCTTGCTTCCAGTAAAAGAGTAAGTGGCGAGCCTGAGTTACATAGGGGGGGGGGTTTACATAACCCCTCTTTTTTTGTATAATATATACTAAGAGCAATTTTTATTAATCTATGAGTGATTATAAAAAAACAGCACTCGTTCTTGGTGCTGGTGGTTTTATTGGAAGCCACATGGTTAAAAGGCTACGGTCAGAAGGATATTGGGTTCGTGGTGTGGATCTTAAGCATCCAGAATATTCTGAAAGTGAAGCACATGAATTTTTAGTTGGTGATCTTAGAGATTCTAATTTTGTGGAAAGAGTTCTTCAATACAAAGGACCCTATCAAAATTTCTATAATTTTGTTCCTTCCAGGTACATTGATACTTTTGATGAAATCTATCAGTTCGCTGCTGATATGGGTGGAGCTGGATTTGTCTTTACTGGAGACAATGATGCTGATATTATGCATAATTCAGCAACCATAAATTTGAATGTGTTAGAAGCGCAGCGTCAACTTAATGATTTTAAGCAAGTAAATAAAACAAAAATTTTCTATTCTGGGTCTGCTTGCATGTATCCAGAGCACAATCAATTGGATCCAGATAACCCAGATTGCCGTGAAGAATCCGCATATCCCGCAGCACCAGATTCTGAATATGGTTGGGAGAAACTGTTCTCAGAGCGGTTGTTTTTCGCTTATTCTCGTAATTATGGGATCCCTGTTCGGGTTGCTAGGTATCATAATATCTTTGGCCCTGAAGGAACCTGGACTGGTGGGAGGGAAAAAGCACCAGCAGCAATCTGTAGAAAGGTCGCTGAACTTCCAGAGGAAGGTGGATCCATCGAAGTGTGGGGAGACGGTCTACAAACTCGTTCCTTCTTGTTCATTGATGAATGCATCGAAGCAACAAGACGACTAATGGAATCTGATTTTATGGGCCCTGTAAATATTGGTTCTGAAGAAATGGTAACCATTAATCAAC